CTCTGCGGGCAAATCCGAGCGGATACTCGACGATCGGGATCATTCCGAGATGGTTCCTCTTCGGGAATACCGTTCCCTGTCCGCCTTCGACAACCTGTTTGCTGATTTCGTAATACTCGTTCTCTGTATAAACGCAGTACAGTGTGTCCGCTGACGTATGCGTATTCCCTACCGTAACTGCCTTAACCCCCATAACAGGAATCTTCTGCACACCGTTGTAATACACAACGAATGTATCGCGGGGGTCGAGCACAGAAACCATATACGGAGAAGACAGTTCAGATGTGTCCTCTTCCGCTTCTTTTGTCGGAAACACCATCTTGTACGCAGTACCCGCAACGAACATCCATGTGCCAAGCTCTACGTCCTTGGCGTCGTGGTCGTTCTCTGCGTTCCATGCGTTTAACTGCTGGATCGCTTCCGAACAGTCGTCTTCGGATCTTCCCGCAAGTACATACGGTTCTCCGAAGTTATAGCCGGTTTTGAAGGAAACCACTTCGTCCGCATGGTTCTCCACAATTTTTGCACATATCTCCGGCCGCACATCCTTCACCCGGTGGAGAATCGGCTGTTTCCCGCAGTAATAATCCCACAGGAAACTGATCTCCCGCGCATTCCGATCGTGTACTTCGACCGCCTTCCGCAGTTCGTCGATGATGTTGCTCTGGTTGATAACATGGGCAGCGGTAACAATCTCCCGTCTTCCCGTGAGTGCGCCGATAATGTCGTATGAACCCGGATAAAGAGGCGTTGTGCCTCCTGCTCCGTTGTTGCCGAACGTGTAGTGCGGTTCCGGCGTGACCGCTGGGGATGCATCCGTGTCCGTTTGAACGGGAATATCGTTTTCTTCAGGCATTTTTGTGTCCCCCTTCATCGCCATGCTAAAGAAAAAAAGAGCATCTTTCAATGCTCTCCAATATAAGGGTGTCAACATCGCCCGAACGGTGTAAATATGCTGTCAGAACGGTCTCTGAATGATTTCGATTGTTGCGGCTTTGACCTTGAACAGACCCGCAACAGCCATGCTCAAGCTGTCCGGCGCATCGTCGTGCCTGTTCTTCCCCTCTACGGTGAAAGAGAACACATTCTGCATGAACTGATTGTACTCCTTGCTCCGGTGACCGCTGTCCCGGAAGATGAAGTACTGCCGTATATCCGGTGCCTTGTCGAAGATCCGTATCGCTTTCGACGTATTCTGGGGCGCAGTGTGTGTCGTAATCGTGCAATGATAGCCGATCTTGTTCAGCTCCTCCTGCAGACCCTCGATATACGCCCTCGTTGTCTTGGAAACCTCGACATCGATCGTCCCGACATTGTTCTTCTGTAATTTCTTCGCAAGTAACGGCTGTGTAATGCTCTTGTCCCTGTTGTTGAACAGTACATCGACAACGTAATGATCCAGTTTGTTGTACGTCGCAATAATCGGCACAGAAACAAAGTCTCCGCCTCCGAATGCAGGGTCGCATACCGCCCATACCCGCATCGGCTCCTCGTCCGGCAGCACCCCGTTGTAATAACGCATCGTATCCGGGGTAAACACAGCCCCCTCTCTTTCGATCGGGCTGTTCTGATACTGCGCGTCCCATGACGCAATATCGTTGTTTGCCTCGAAACTTGCCCGTCTCTGGTGGTAATACTCCGTAGAAAATCCGACACCGTACTTGTAATCGAAGTTCGACTCGTCTTTATCGTTCAGTGCAGGAATAGATATCTCTTCCCATTTCCTCGACCGGAACCTTTCGTCGTTCTCCAGTGCCCTCTTTCGCCGTCCTATAGGGTCCTGAAGGCTCCATCTCGTCCCGATCCACAGTATCCGCGCACTTTCCTTTGCTCTCGACAGCAGGTTGTTGTCCACGGTTGCCCATGCCGTCTCCAATCTGCTCGGATTCCTCGCTTCTTCGATTCCCGTTAACAGGTCGTCTCCGCACAGGATGTTGTAACAGTCGCAGGATCCGTTAAGAGACCCGTACAGACTCCTGCACGTTAATGTCGGATACTTCTTGTTTCGGTCGATGTTAATCGTCTCCTTGTCTCCGTCCTTGGCAACAAGCTTCGCACTCGGAAAGATAACGTCCCAATGGTACGTGTCCGGGTCTGTTATGATCTCCAAGATTCCCTTGTAAAAAGCCTTCGTCAGATCGTCCGTGACAGAACAGTACAGATTGCTGTGCTCGCTGTCCTTCCCGAACACCCATGTATAAAACATCGTAATCAACGTGGAGTTGTGTGTCGGAACAAGAGTCCTGCCCGCAAGATAAACTCCACCCTCTACCGTAATGCAGTTTCCCTGACACGGTTCGGTCTTGGCAATTCTCTGCATAGCTACCGCCCGCCGCTTGGAGAACTCGTGATTCTGTTTCCGCTCCAGTGCGCACGGTATCTCGCAGTCCGGGTTAAATCCTACGCAGTATGTCTTCCGTTTCCCGGCAAAGCCGGAAGAAGACTCGGACGGTTCGTAAACAACAACACACGTTCTCCACCCGAACGTAGCAATGAGGGAAATGAAGGAATCCCGCAGTTCTTCCTCTGCTGTAGTGAAAACATATCTGTGCTCGCTTTTGCGATATGTACCGTCCGTGTCAAGCAGTCCCGCGAGCAGTTCCAGTCTCTGACGCACGCTGGCAGTCAGATACATTGCCGGAATGTGCTTCGGGGTAGTTTTTCTTGAGTAACACATTCCCATCGTCTGAAGCGCATTTCTAAAGCCGAAACCGTAATACATAACACCCGTTGTCTTGTGCTTTGTTTTCCATCTGATCTCGTGCCCGTTACGGACAATCTTCTCAATTACTGCAGCGTCCTCTGCGGCTCCGCAGATAGTGGGATTCCTGTTGACACCGTCTCCAAGCCACACACCGAGTGTATACGGATCCAGCGGGAGCGTTTTCTCTTCTCCCTGCACATACTCCCTCTTCGGCACCTGAAAGATATACCTGTGTCCTCTGGTGCCCGGTGTCCCCTGTTCCATAACCCGATTCTCGATATACCCGGTTTCGTAAACAGACGGCTCTTTCTTGAGCGGAAACCCTCTGTCGCAAACATACCATTCGTGCAGTTCGTGGCACACGATCCGTTCCCCGTTCGAAAACTCTACCGCTCGGTCTACCATGCATTTGGGATGAACCGCGAGAACCTTCTTGAATTTTCCGTCTAAGCCGATAACCTCGTCTCCGACTTCCAAATCTCCGTGCATCTTCCACCCTTCCTTCGTGAGTATCGGTGTGTCGTCTGCAAGTGCCTTGCCCGTCCTCGGAGGCTGTGACAAGAACAGTTCCTGTATCTCCCCTTCGTACAGCCTCTGCAATGCCCTGACATGCCCTAACAGCACCTCTCGCCTCGGTAAATAAAACCTCTCGCTCGGATTCCGATCGTACTCCAACGCCTGCAGATAATGATCGAAATTCTTCGGTGCCGAAAATACAAGCACCTTGAATATCATCTGACGGAACGCTTCCGCCCTTTCGTACGCTCTCTCCTTTACCGCAAGATTCATCCCGTAATTCAAGATGAACAAGACCTCGTCCGCTCTCTTATACGCCCGGTTGTCACTCCTCCCCCACGCAATAAGAACCTCTACCAGATCACTGTACGCTCCGAGTTCCCTTACGTCTGTTCGTATTACCCCTATGATCCCGTCCAATAACTCCTCTTTCTTCATGCATGCCCCCTCTCCGTCGCCATTATAGCCCTTTTGTTATTCAGCGTGGTAGGGGGGGTAACCCGTGCCCCGTACCCCCTTGCCTATATACCCCGGCCCCCTCCGATGTTTAGCGGAATGAAACAGCCTGTACATGAGTTAACCCCCGCAGAATCATCGAAAAACCTTTTGTTATGCGGTTTTAGCACGGTTATTGTAGGGTATCAAAAGCATCGAATAATGTACATTATGCGAAGTAAAAACCCGGAAAGTTTACAAATTACCCGTATTTGTAAACTATGCCCGCCCGTGTATGTTAGATAAACCTAACTATTTGTTAGATATATCTAACTGTGATATAAATACCTAACTTTTATATATATAACCATGACTGTTAGATACAACTAACAATGACTAATTAGATATACCTAACTATTGTTAAACATATCTAACTTAGATATACCTAACTATACTAATTAGACAATACTAACTGAATATTGTTATACATAACTAACTATAGTAGTTAGACATATAAAACCATAAATAAAATCTATAATCTATAGATTTAAATATTTTATTATTCCTTAATACATTTAATTGACTTTGCCCGGCATGCCTGAATAGCTGGAAAGAATATCTTTCCCGGAATACTGTTTAAGAATATCACCCTGGAATCGTTGCGGGATGTATTCCAGCCGCGGCGCGTCCGGTCAGATCGGTTCCCGGTGGTCAGATCGGTTCCCGGTGTTCAGTGAACCGCGGAAACACTGTAGCGGGTTTTTTATACTGTTTAACCCTGATAATTATTCACTCATATAACAGGATCCTTTATACATACATAACAATATGAGTATTTTTTATATTATTTGTGATAGTATCACTTGCAATTATTAAGGCGTGGGTATAGACTTTAATTGTCAAGTGATAGTATCACTTGCGGACAATTGATAATCGATTAGTTAAGGGGTTGTAATTGCCTAGCGTTATGCCGCGCGATATATGTGCAAGTTTTGCGCGGAGGGACGCGTGCCGGGTAATGCATGACGCGCCGGAAAAACTGCACTGTATTTGTTTCATCGCAGTTCCGGCGGTGGGGCCATAGCTTGCTATGGAACTGCATACTGGAACCGCTGCGCGGACTAGGCTTTACCGCTTAAGAAAACCGGGATTTTTATATCTGTATTGAATAATACGCGGGGTAAACGCCGCCGGACGGACGTATTAATACGCCTTAAGCATTCAATCATTGTTTACTTGTTTGAATGTTTAAGGCGTTTTAAAACGCTAGAAAATGAGGGCTAAAGAATGAGCTATAACACACACGTAACACGTAACACCATCCACGCCGGGAATGTTTACCGCGCCGGTTATTGTGAATTGCATTATTTGCTTATGGGGCGTGAGCGCGATGGTTATAACCGCGGCGTTTATGGATGGAATTATGACCTTTATTACATCGGCGGCGCGGCTATCACTACGGGCTACCGCAATACAGTAGGATCCCGCATTAAAGGCGCGGAAACATACGAAAACCGCGCGCGGGACGTATGGAAAGATGAAAGTATTTCATACGATGAAAAGCGCGGCATTGTTAACGCGTTACTTTATGAGCTCTTAACAAATCAGGGATAAAAAACCCTGTTTTTTGTTTATCGGTTTAAGCGGTCCGATTATCCCGGACCGCTTGCGCGGGTAAACAAATAAACCCTTTTTAGGAAAGGAAAACAAAAACCATGAAAACTATTGAAACCTATGCAATGCACTATGACTATTCCGAAATTAATTTCAAGTACGAGCGCAAAACAGACGCGCGCACGGGCAGGCAGTACGTATTAAGAACAGCCCGCAATGGCTCCAAATATGTGCGGGCATGTCGTGAGGATGGCGCGCTGCCTATCCTGCATATTACGGGCGGCAATTCGAAAACAGGAACGGACCATGTATTAACATATTCGCACGGAATCGAACAGTCATGTACACATACATGCGAATGCTATTCCGGGAAAATGTGTTACGGAATGCATGGAAACTATGAACGTTACCCGGTTAACCAGCTTTATTTAGCGGATACCCTGCTGTATATTCGTGAGAACGGTTACGAGGCTACAACAGCCGCAATCATTGAAAAGATTAAAAAAACCCATTGCAAATATTTTCGGTGGTTTGCTGTCGGCGACATCCTGAATATTGAATTTATTGAAATGATGGTAAACGTAGGCAAGGCATGCCCGAACGTTAAATTTTGGGGTTATACCAAAAAATATATGCTGGTTAACCATTACATTGAAACCCGCATGCACGGGGACGCGGAAACGTTTCACGCATTAACCGGCCTCATTTTCAGTCACTGGCGCAATTCAGACGGAACGTTTTTCGAAATGCTTAACCCGTATAAAATGCCGCTGTCTGAATTCATCCCGCTGGGGAATGAATCGGACGCGGAAAAGGCAAATCATATTTGCCCATGCTCAAACCCGGACGTATTCGAAAACTGCTGTAATTGTTCTAATCCCTGCTATGAATTGCAGTTAGGGCAATCTATGGCGTTATTAGAACATAGCACAGCCCGCACGGCCGCCCGTGACAAATCCATTAAAAAAGCTCACAAAGCTATTCAGGACGCGGAAAAGGAAACAATCAAGGCA